AAACCACCAGCAGAACTAAAAGATAAATTACCTGAACCATCTGTGACTAATGCTTTTCCTGATGATGGTGCAGTAGATGGAAATGTTAAAGTATATGATTGACCAGCAGAGTGTGGTGGAGATTTTAATTTAATACCATGTGAATTAACTCTACAATTTAATTGTAAAGTTCCATCTGTTGTATTATCGCCTTTTATTTGCAACCCAGCCGCAGATGAAGTTGAAACAAAGTTTGCTTTTGCATCTGTAACTGAAGAATCACTTGGTATTCCTATATCTAAAACATTACCAAGTAACATTATAAAATCTATAACATCGCCTGTTGCTAGGTTTGATGCGAAAGTTATTGTTGAACCTGAAATAGTAAATGATGAGTTTGGTTTTTGTAAAATACCATTTAAAGATACCAGCATGTGATTTGCAGATTCAGGTGTAACATTTACTGATGAAACTTGCATAGTATAAGATGCTTGACCATTGACTACACTTATAGCATCACAAACTTGAAAGTTTCCTACAATTGGTTCTTTTCCTATATACATAAAATATCCTTAATCGTTTGCACCATACAATTTCAGAACACCAGCATCGAGATTACCTGAGGACATCTTAATTCTTAATCCTGTTAATGCTGTTGTTGATTGTACCATTCCTATTGTATGAACAAAATATCCTTTTTCATTAGTACCTATTCCTGTTTTTTCAGCCATAATTAATTTATAAAAAGTTGTTGATCTTGGATTCTTAAATGAAATACTTAAATTTACATGCTCAACTGCCGCATTTCCGATTGAGCTTCTAGTCAAATTTATGTAATCTTGTCCAGCATCATAAGCAATAGATGCAGTAGAAGAATTTGTATGTGTTTGGGTACTTGCAAATTCATAATCTGATGCACCATTAAGAAGACCGGATGAATTTTTAACTTGAAGATGAATTGAAGTTGCATCTGTACCTACATCAATTCCAGTAGCAACTAATAAATAATTTTTATAAGTGTCTGTAAATACATCGTCCATATCAACATAAGTTGAACCACCACTTATTGTTGCTGAACTTAACAATGTGTATCTTCCACCACCTTTAATATATGAATAATCCATTCTTTTAAGTGTTCCAGCATCAGAAATTAAAAATTCGTCTGTGTCTGCTGGTTCTGCACCTAAAGCTGAAAAACCTGAAATAGCAGTATCGCCAATATGTGTATTATTAATTATATCTGAAGCAATATCAGAACTTGTTAAAGGTGCTGGTGTGGGAGTTTTGCCAATAAAAGCCATTTGTTACTCCTATGTTATTTCTAATATTGATAGTGTAGCATCTATTTTAGCTGAAACTGAACAATCAATTTTAATAATATCAGTTGCTTGAATTACATATTTACCACCTGTTAAAACTTCAAGTGAACTTCCAGCTGGTATAGATACATCTTTAATTACAAATACATTTGAGTTTGTTTCTGTATCTGAAGTGTCTGATTCAATTTTTACTGATGCTGTAACTGATGCTGTGTGAACATTACAAAGTGTTAAGCCAATGACTACGCAAGTTGTAGATGATGGGCAAGTGTAAAGTGTAAGTGGTGTTCCAGCAGAAGATGGCATCGCATCATTCGTTTTTACCTTAAAAGTATTTGCCATTCTATTCTCCTTATCCTAATGCTATTGCTAATGGTAAAGCATTTGGGTCTGTTTCAGATATTGTTCCTGTAACTGACATTGTGCTTGTTACTACATTAGTTGTTGTATTAATTTGAAATAACTCTACATCATCAGAGCCATCAAATATTTTTACTTTAAGCACATTTGTTGTAGCATCATCCACAAAAATACTTCCAGCGACAGCAGATGATGGTCTTGAATTTCCTTTGTGTGTTGAGTTTAATGCTCCAATAATATTATTTAACTCTGTTCTAAAAGAAGCAAATCCTTGATTGCCTAAAACTACATCTGATACTTGACTCATATATTCCTTTTATTTTATTTTTATTAAGATTTCAAGCCATGTCCTACAACTTGATAATCAAATGTTCTGCTTATTCCAACATTACTACTATTATAAAACCTTATTGTAAAGGCAGTTTTTGATTTACTTGTTATTTGGTAGTAATCTCCTGTTTGTAATCCTTGTGCTGAAATACCTATACTTGGAGTTGCGAAAAACGAATTGACAAAATTAATTGTTGTTCCTGAAGCATCTGAAACCACATCTTGTCCAGCTTCAGTTCTTTTTTCCATATTTACTTTAGTTTGTAAAGTATGAACTTTTGCTCTGACCTTATTATCATCGCTTGTAATCTTACATCTAAATTTAAAAAATTTTCCTTTAATTGTGCTTTGTTGTGCTATTTTTTGAAAGCTTGTAATATTTGATAAACTTGTATTGTCAAATCCAACCTGTACTTCTGCTCCACATTGTATTTCAGGAGAACCATCAAAAGGTGCTTTAGCATCTTCAAACAATGAAGCACCTCTGCCTGAATCAAATAAATCGTACTCATCTTCTGAACTCATACCAATAACAGCACCTAAATTAGTGTCATATATTTGATCTAATGAAAGAGTATTACTAAATGTGTAAAAACCTGATGATTGAATATTGCCACCAAAATTTGTAGGATTTGATGTAGAGTCTGTGCCACCTAAATCAAAAAAACCCTCTGCCGAATCAAAATTACCAATAAGGCTATCAACCTGTGTAATAGTATCTAATATCAATACTTTTCTTCCAGCATTGTCCTCTGATAATGCAACACTACTATCTCTTGTTCCTAAAAAATCTGCCATTATTCTGTCAAAGTTAAAACATTAGTAAAATTTTGTAAGCCTGAAATGTTTGTTGATACAATAGAAGCTTCTGCGCTTGAATTTCCCAATTTGTCAACAGCTTTTATACAATAACTACCAATTTGTGCATTAACAACTAAACTATTTGATTTTCTTCTTACTACTTTTGCAATTGGAGTGCTTTCATTCCATGTAGCACCACTTGTAACATTTTGAAATCTTACTTCGTACCAAGATATATCTAAATCTTGAACAGGTGTCCAAGATAACTCCATTTGATTTGAGCCAACCATAGATACTGACAAATCATCTACATCGCTTGGTATATCTGTTGCACCAACAATTTTTCTTGAAGCAGAAGTATAACTTGAAGCCACCCCAAAACTATTGATTGCTTTTACCCTTACATCGTAAGTAATATCATCAACAACATTTATAAATTCATGGTTAAGCTGAGTACCACTAGATATAATTTTAAAATCTGACTCAGTAGATTTTTTAGCTTCTACTTGATAATATTGAACAAATTGATCTGTACTTGCACCCACTAAAATATTAAGTCTTGTTAGAACCACTCCATCTGCATATTCAATAAGTTCATCAGTAAGTGTAACTGAGGATGGTGCTTGTATAGAAAATGGATTTGGTAAAGTAGTTGATGGTGTACTTGCCACTTGTTGTTTTGTAGCAAAAGTATAATGAGATGCTTGATACTCTACTAATTGTAAATTAATTGTATAATCTTCATTAAATGTCATTGATAGCACTCTAAAAGATTTATTTGTAAATCCAAGCGATGATAAACTTACATTAACAATATCTCCTATATGTAATTCATAAGCTTTAAATCCACAATTTATTGTAAGTCCTAATGCTTCTCTACTTCTTCTTAAAATTATTTCAGCCATTTCTTCAGCCTGATATGTTGAAGTAATAGTTCTAAAATCAAATCTACCCTCTAATAAAAAACCACCATCTGCTGTTTTCATAGTTGCGTGTTGATCTGCACTTGTTAATCCTGAGTCATCAATAGGTGGAAACTGAGTTTCATCTACTTGATAATTTCTGTCAGGATTTATGTATGAAACAATCACTCGATTGTATTTAGAATTTTTTGTGGGAGATGCTAAAGCATAACCACCAATAATATCATCCTCTGTTAATGATACTGAAGCTGTACCTATTGTCTCAATAACTAATTTATATTTACCTTGAACATAAGGTAGATACCCTCTCATACCTTTTATAATGTCTCTAACATTATCTAATACTTTTTTTGATGTATCTACAACAGCATTACA